GTTGGTAAAAAGTTTCGAGTCTTTGGCATGCAAACTGGCTGTGGTATCGATATTAAAAGCTACGCAGCAGCTTATGCAAAAAATTTTAAGCGTCAGTCACTAGGATGTGGTGTGGTTCTTGGAGGACATACAGCATTTAATTGTATGATGAACTTATGATATTTGACACAGACCAAGATATAAACAAAGAAAAAGAGGCTATATCATTATACTTAAAAGTACAAAAAGGTACATTTAAAAAACTTAGCCCGCAAGACGTAGATTTTAGAATCTTATCAGACAATGATAATGTTATAGGTTATGCAGAAATAAAAGTATTAGACACCACAATGAAAGATTCTTTTCCCTTAAAAGTTGAAGCTAGAAAAATTATAAAATTAAGAGACAAAAGATTGTCAGCTGTAATGATTTGGTCATGCTTAGATGGAATATTATATTTACCGATTGATGGTTTGTCTGGGTCATCTTACTGGGATGAATCCACTGGTGAGCTAATGCTGTCTTATTCTAATAAAAAAATATTTAAATATGTCAGAAAATCCTAATGTAGATTTAGCAATAGCTATCCTGGTAAACTTGTTGTTATTTTATTATGCGTACATAATATTTTTTAACTAAGCCTTCTCCTTAATCTACGAGTGCGCATAGCTGAATTAGTCTTACCTTTTTTACCAATACGTTTGGGTAGCTTTTTGTTTTTTGTATATTTTTCCCACTTTGCCGCTATCTCTGGCAGGTGTTTATACATATATCTTCTTTGTGCTTGACTTTTGAATGGCATATTAATTTTCTAAAGATTCTAATATTTCTTTTTCTATCTCTCTTTTTATTTTTCTTATTTCTTTTAAATCCTCATCGTTTTGAATTTCTTGCAACTCATTATATAAATCAGGTGCAAGTGCTTTCATTTGTTTTTTAGTCATCCTTTTAGGCTTTTTTTCTTTTTTTGGAGGCCCTTCAATTTGATATTTAGAATAGTTAAGTAGTCTTCTTAAAAATGTAGCGAAGTCTTCGCTTTCTAATAGCTTTGGATAATTTTCTGCATATCTTAGTAATTGGTCAGCTGGCACACCTACCATCATAAGCAGTTCAGAAATGAAATTAGTGAAAAATTCTTGTTTTTTAATAGGGTCTGTTGCTTTAGAATATTTATCAAATTGAGTACCAATCTTAATTGGTATATTAAAAACAGGTAAACTTGTAACCTCTTCCTTCCACAATTTATCTTGAATAAAATCACCAATCGAGTCTAGCAAATCACCAATTATAAAGAATCCGTTGAAATTACCCAGGATGGCAGCTCTTAACATGTCACTAGAATCTTCTTCATCCCAATCATCTACAGGTGCACCGAGAGATATCCATTGAAAAAACATTGGCATGAAAAAATGATACATAGCAAGTTGTCTAACATTGTCTGTTATACTTCCTTTTCCCGCAGTTCTATCCCATTTTCTTAATTTTAAAGATAAATTTCTCATCGCATTAAGCTCTTTTCTAAGATATTGTTTAGGAGTTGTTTTAAACATATTTAAAGCTCTATAAAAAGCACCTTTTTGTTGAAACAAATCTCTATCTTGTAAATCATAAGACTGCTGAGTTTCTTTTGTGTCTTTTTCAAACTTTTTTATGGCATGATTTATAGCTTGCTGTTCAGTTGCCCCTGGATTTTTCTTTTTAAACTGGTCTTTGTAGTAAGCATAATTAGCAGTACCACCTAAATATATAGCACCCATGTCTCCCAATCTTGTAGAATACATCATTACTCTTTCCAACCAATTAGTAGTTCTACCAAATACACCATCTGGCAACCAAGCTTTTGCTTCTTTTCCCTCAACGTTAGCATAAACCTCTATGTTTTTTAAAATACTTTCAGAACCTCTATCTTGCAAATAAACAGAGTTGTCAGATATTTCTTTCCATAATTTTCTTAATTGAACTATATTTTTGACAGAGTATTTTAACCAATTTGCTATTCCAATGTCGCTTGCATAGGTAAAAGCTGACGTTAACTGTTTTACAGCAATGAGAGGAGAAACACCTATTCTAGCTAAAACAAATCCTGTATTCATTCTATTAAGAATTTTATCAGCTGTACCTATTTGTAACCCTCTGCTTGCAATAGTATTTATAATACCGTTTTTTCCTGCCAATAAATCATATACATCAGTTCCATGTAAAGCTTTTATAGCTTCTCTTATGTTATCATTTTGTAAAATTTTATTTATGTCTCTGAGGGGCACAGCCATAGCTGCGAAATACTCCATATCATAAACATAAGACACCAATGCATCTGTGCCATCCATTGCTTCTATTTGTGTTGCACTGTTTTCTCTAAGCAGTGTTGAAGCAGCTGAAACATTTGTACCAAAAGTCGTTGTGCCTCCTAATAAATCTAAAGGAACATAATCTTGACCATTCCTATATATTCTTCCTGCATATTTTGTATGCCGTGGCATATCTGTACGATACAGTTCTTTGTAAGTCTTGTTATAGTGGTCATACAAATCTGGGAAAAACTCATTTACTTGCCAATCAGCAAAAGCTTTTACCTCAGGCAAAAGATTTTTTTCAATGTTTTCCATGATTTCCTGATAATTATCTCCGAACATATTTCTAAATGCTGGATGTGATAGAGGGTCTTTATATTGATTGTATAAATAATACATTTGATTTTGACTAAACTCTCTATAAACACCATACTTTTTTTCATTTTCTTCTGTGGCTGGTGCTATTTCATATGAAATTTTTCTGTTTTGTCTTGATTTTTTTCGCCATTTAGGGCCGTAATATTCTTTTAATTTTTCTTGTAAAACGACTTCAAATATTAATTTTCTTTGTTTGTATTTTCTCGTACCTTCATTTACCCTGTCTGTAATTAACTCTTGCGATATACCTCCCAACATTTTTCCTGGTAAAATAGATATCCTTTCTACTAAACCACTTAAAGCTAAAGCAGACCTTGGATTTAGCAAATATGTATTTCTAAAAAATTCTATAATCACATCTTTAACTCTTTTTGATGCTTGTCTTCTTTTTGTCTCACTCGTATTCAAATTCCTTGCATCTTTTAGTTTTTGGTCTAAATCAGGGTCATTGGGGTCTAGTTTCACCCCTGTGATATCATAATAAACATTAAGCATTTGTTTTTTATATTCTTCAGACTGCGCTTTCATTTGTTCTCTAAAAGTGGACTTACCTCTTTCAACTAGTGAAAGCAAACCTTCATATACAGAATCTAAAGCTTGCGTCTTGGCACTACTGGTATCCTCCTGTGTCATAGCGCTTATATAACCTATGGCTATTTGTAAATCTGCCATCTCATCTATTTGCTCATCAGTAGGGTTTTGTTCTAAAGATAAAGAATTAAACTTGTCTCTAAGCTGTGTATTTATATCACTAATTTGTTCTGGTGATAAATCGCTACTAGGAATTAACTCCTTTATTCTATTTATTCTTTTTCTAGTTTCATTATCAATAGTCCTTGCTTTTAAAAGATTGTTGTCTCTTTTTTGATATTTCTTTTTGTAAAGAATATTATTTATTTCATTAAGTAAACGCTTATTGTTTTTCTTTGCAGCAAACTCTATGATTTCATTGACAAGGTTATCTATCTTAGCTCCCTGAGATTTTGTAGACTTCATAAAATCAGGAGTCACCCTTTCAATCATCCTGATAAGTTTTTGTGTTTCAGATGAGGTCAACACATCTTTAGGTAAAGTTCTTCTTAAAAAGTTTTTAAGCTCAGTTTTAATTTTTTGTACATCTCTGATACCTTTTATTCTTTCTCTTACAATTCTTTTAGCTTCACGTATTTTTAAAGCTAAATCTTGAGTTGGTCTTATACCTAATGTTCTCTGTAAATCAATTTCCATCAAAAGCTGTTGGGTAGAGACACCTTTTCTAGGCCTGGTTTCACCAGCGACTTTATATGTATCAGCTTCGTTTTTGTATTCAACTTGCTTTTTCATATATTCTATACCCTTTTCTAATATTTGAGATTCAGTAAGAGGGTTCTTGCGTTTTTTATTTCTAGTGTTTTCCGCCTTCATGTATCTCTCCACTTTTTTAAATAGCTTCACTCCAGCTTTTGCACCACCAGCAATGTTTTTAAAACTCTCTGGTAACGTACCTAGTATTTCAGAATCTATCTCCATAGCTTCTTTGATTACTTTCATTGACAGCTTTCTAACTCTACTTAAATAATCTACAATAACAGTATCTTTGAACCCTGCGTCTCGTGCTTCTCTAATATATTCTTCAGGTGCTCTTTGACCCCTTCTTCTGCCTGGCCCTGCTGGCCCTCTGCCACTCGGAGGTCTATAGAATACACCTCTCTTTTCTAAGTACAAAGTATTTGCTCTACTTCTTTTTACCTCAAAACCTTCTAATCCCTCTACAGCCTTACGTAGTTGTGATATGTTAGTACCTGGAGGTGTAAAGCCTCTTTCACTTATATTAAATTGTTGTACTATATTCTCTATAGTTCTCTGACCTCTTCTTCTACCTGGAGTTCTTACTTCTCTTACGCCTGCACCAAAAGGAGCTATACCTGAAGATGCTAAATTTCTGGGTTTGCCCTCATATTTATCTACTAGCTCTTGAGGCATGACCTCCAGTGCATTTATTTTTTCATTTGGAACACCCACCACTTCACCTAAAATTTCTTTATCATAAGTAGAGTGATTAGAATCTAAAGAATAACCTGTTGGTTTTAATACCAACATGATGTCGTTTTGTTCAAAATTGTTTTCTTTAAAAAATCCATCTCTTAAATCTTCTACATTTATATAACCTCCAAGAGATTGTATGAGTTTATGAAAAGATGTATTTGGTGTTTTACCTGTACGAACCAAAGCTTTTAAAAACTTTTTTCTACCAGTTCCTATTTTAGCTTTTACACCTTTTTTAGGTTGAGCTGGCTTATCCGTAGAGCTATCATTTCTTAGTGACTCCCAACTGTCATGAGCTTCTAAAACTTCTGTTATTGCTTTTATTGGTTTTGTGTCTAATGCTTGTTGTTTAAACGTGTTGTAATCACCTAAGTTTTGAGTAAAAACGTCATACACTTTTTTATTAAATAATTTACTTTCTTGTGGAGAGCCACTTATTATAAATATATAATCAGCCTCTTCAAGTTTATTTTTTATACTACCTTCAGCCATGTTACTAGCCCATATAGCATTTTGATTTACTTTAACATTACCAAAAGGAAAGCTAGGCCCTGCGTCTAAAGTAACACCGTTGTATTCTCCATCTCCAAGTTGGTCTGCTATCCAAAACCAAACCTTTTGTTTTTGTTTACTTATATTATCTATTAAAGGTAATATGTCTACTTGTTTGTCTGGAGTAATCAAAGACAAAGGATATGACTCCTTGAAATTTATTCTTTGTCCTCTCTTTCTTGGGGGTACTCTAATTTCTGTAGGTGAGCCTATAGGGTTTGTTCCATTATCAATGTTATCTAAAACTTCTATATCAGTCTCTACAATTTCCTCTCCTGTTCCTACCTTACGAGATAATGTATTCAACAGGTCTATTACATCTTTATCGGTTTTGGTAAACTCCTCTATGTTAATGTCTATTCCTAAATATTTTGCTATATCACTTATAAATTTTTTAATGATATTTATTTGAGGTTTGGTTAGGTTTCGACCTTCAGAAGATAGTATACCAGTTAACTCTGCTAATCTCTCCTCGTTTTTTAAACTAGGTTTATCTGCATATTTTTCTGCATACTCATCTATTTTTTTAGCTAATTCAGAATTTGGCGCTAAAGTTTTCCTAACTGATTGCATCATTTTTTCTGCAACTTTCATTGCTTCTACATCAGTTTTAATTTTGTTTAAAAAGACAGCATGAAATATCTCATGAGCTACTGTTGTTCCTTTTGCTCGTTGTAAATCTATGTGTATTACCTGGTCGTTTTCTATAAACTCACCTGCATTTTTTACATCTGCAAATTTTCCAAACTCTTCTGTGGTTTCATGTAAAACAATTCTTAGTTTAGGAAATAATTTTTTTACCGCTTTTGCCCCAAACTTTGCAAACTTGATAACCCTGTTTTCATTATCGAGTTCTTGAGTAGATTTTTCTTTAGTTACTTTACTTCTATTAATACTTAAATTATCACCTACTGTTTCAGTTGTCTCCTCCACTTCATCACCGAAGAAGGCATCTATCTCAGAAGCTTGTTCCTTTTCCTCTTTAGTTTTTAAATCACCTGGAGTCTCTTCCTCTTCTTGTTGAAAGTCTTCTATTTTTTCTTCTGTAGTCTGTGCTTCTTTTTGTGCTAGGATGAGTCCAATATTTGATTCTATTTCTGCTATTTCTTCTTTTATAGGTATTTGTAATACCTTATCCTTACCCTCAAGCTGTTGTTGTTTTTCTTGCAAGTTAGCTAGTAACCCAAACATGCTTCTTTGTTTTTCAGGTGAGATATCGGTGGGTATCTTGTTAGCAATACCACCAGCAGTCTCATAGTTTTTTAGCTGCTCATCCATTTGTTCTTGGGTTATTTCACCCTTAAGAACTTTTAATTTAAGCTGTTCGGTAAAAGCTTTTTTTGTTACACCATCATTTCTAATTTGTAAAAATATATCAAACAACGCTTGGTCTACTATGCTGTAATCTTTTTTTGCTTGTGCGTCAGCGATTGCACCTGGTGTAGATAAAACAAATCCACCTACAGCTTCCTGCGCTGATGCGTAAAGCACCTCTTTTAAACCATCCATGAAACTATCTGGTGTTTGAAATAATTGCTTTCCTTTTATTTCATTAAAAAGCATTTTACCAAATATATCTGCTGTTTGTTGGAAAGCTCCTGTTTCTCCTTCAGCTAACGTACCGCCAGCAATAGTTAAAGCACCTCTAAGACTAGGACTTTTTACCTCATTTCTTATAGCGTTTCGTAATGTAGCTGCAGTAGCATTTACAGGGACTTTTTTCAATACATTAGAAAGTACTCTACGCACGATTCCACTATTGGTCATGAGGTTTCTAAATCCAAGATTTTCTAATACTGCTGCTGTAAATGCTAAAGGAAGTTTAAAATAAGCCTTTTCATCTTCAGTCAAATCCATATCCCTCATTTCTTTTTCGTACTGACTATCTACCATTGAAAAAAGTCTACCAAATCTTACTGCGTTTTGAGCTTGCCTTCTTGTGAGTTCTTTTAAACCATATCTACTTGTTAATCCCTTACCTGCTCTACCTCTTGTAGCTATAAAAGCTGGTAAACTTCTGAACAATCCTGAGAAAGAACTTGACCAAAAGTTTTCATCTGTAGCAGCTCGGTACATGTCTGATACATTTTTACCACCAGATATATCTATAAATAAGTTTTCAAGTTTAGGTAATAAATCTCTTTTTACTTTTTTAATTTGTAAATCTTTTAATTTTTTGCCTTCAGGAGTAGTTGGTACTATATCAGCAGTCTTATAATCAATGTATAAATCCGCAGCTCCTGCTAAAATACTACCAGGGCCAAAACCAAAAAAGTCTTCTGTCAATTTAGCGAATTGACTACCTGCTTTTTTTTGTGCTGTAATATATTCTCCATATGCAGAATTAATTCTATCTGATTTTTCTTGTAGCTCTGCTTCTTTTTCAGGGAGTTTTTTTGTTGCTTCAAAAATTTCTTTTTGTTTTTGATTTATTTCTTTTACCAGTTTTGTTCTTTCTTCTCCTGATTGCATGTTTAGTACTGCCTGTCGTTGTACTTCTAATTTATTTTTTGCAGAGATTAAAGCTTTAATTTCATTTTCAAAATCATTACTCTCTTTGTTTATTTTGTTTATTAAATCTACCGCTTCTTTTTCTGTATTAAATATAATTTTATCCTCTTCATATTTGTTCTCTAATTTTTGAAGCTGTATACTTTCTTGTTTATTTTCTTGTAAAAATTTATTTAATTTATTACGCTGTCGCCTATCCCCACCCGCAGTAAATGCATCTAAACCTATTGTTTCGGTTTTACCATTGGCTGCCGTTACAATCATTTGGTCAAAGCCAGTCCCTGACTCTTCAAAGAAAAACCCATCGTTACCAAATCTGTAGTTTAGTTCTGGCACAATAACTTCTTCGTCTCTGGATATCTCTTCTGCTGTTACTCCGTATTCAGGTCTTATTTCTTTTCTACGTGGGAAAAAAGAAGGGACTTCACTGCCTTCAAGCTCCGAGAACTGCTCGGTAGAATCTTCTGAAAAAAGTTCTGAAATAGGTCGAATATTTTCGTCTTCGTCTTTTTTTTTTACAGGTTGTTTTGCACCTATTAAAATTTCAAAATCCTCTAAACTTCTTTCGTATCCCTGTCCAACAACATAGTCGTAATTATCCCGTAGTACATCTGGGTTTGTTTTTATGAGCTCTGTAAAATCTTCAACTGTTTGATTGTAACCCAATGATACAGCTCTATTAAATAAATCAAGTATTACTTCTTCATTCATTTTAATCTGGGTTATTAAATTGAGTATAATCGAATGTGCCTTGTGAACCCTCTTGTATAACTTTGACGGCTTTTTCTTCAGGTTCTACAAATGTACCTTCTATATAAACTTGTATATCATTTAGAACTTTCTGAAGATTTGCCTTTGCTGTATCAAGGTTATTTAATTTAAATTCTTTGGTTTGATTAACATCTTTTGCACTTTTTATTTTTATAACCTCATTAAAAAATCCAGTAGGTTCAACAGTAAACCCATAACCTTTCAAAATAGGTGCAAGTTTCTGTGCAAACAAGTCGTCATTTATAACTGTAGCGTCTTCGTTTTTGTCTATGACAGTATTTAGTTTAACGCTTTCAGGGCCAAAATCAACATTTGCTCGTTCTCTAAATATTTCAAGTTTACTCTTTTTCTTTGGTTTTTCTACTACTTTTCTTTCAAACAATACGGTGTTATCCATAATGTCGTCTGTATTTCGGGATAGTTTATAATTAATACCTGAGTTTTTTACAGCATCATTTATATCAGTGTATTTAACACCAAAAGTAGAAGCACCAGCTCTAACAAAATCTTCAGTTGTTAAAGTCATATCAATTGGATTTTCTTTAATTATCTGTCCTTCATCGTTTACACGTTCAATAATAATCTGGTTTTTAAATTCTATAATTCTAACAATGCTAGGGTCTAAACCTCCTAATTGTTGAGCTCCAATTTTTCTTTCTGCTATAGTTTGACCTTGATGAATTTTTGCCAAATCAGTAGCATTTTGTCTATCTGCGGCTCTAACACCACTTCTCCTTTGATAACTATCTTTATCTGATTGTGTCGGAACTTGAGCTTCTTTACTTCTATCTAGTTTTAATGTAACCTGGTCGTCTAAATTATCGACAGCTAGATTGTAAAGCTTTTCATTTTTTTTGTTTAACTGTTCAATTTGGTCGGGGCTTAACTTGCTAACTCTTGGGTCATTTTTGTCTATTCTTGTAAGTATTGCGTTTCCATCTTGACCTAAAAGAATAGCGCCCTCGTTTTTAAGTGCGTCTTCAACACTATTAGTTACCGTGATTTCTTTACCATCAATAAACTTTACTGTATCAAATAAATAAGCCAGTGCATTATCATCAGTCAATACAGCTTTTACAGCCTCTCTTTTTGCTTTATCTAAATCTTTTTTATATTCCTCTCCAAAAGCACCAACATTAAAACCTTTTACAGTAGTACCTGCAGCATCTCTGAAAGTTTGTGTGCCTATAGATTCAGCTATATCGTCAGAAGCTTGTGCAGAATCAAAAGCGCTGTATCTTCGATGCTTCATAAATGCTAATTCACTTGCACTAACAGTGTCAACAATATTGCCGTCTGCGTCTTTTTTAACCATCATACCCTCATTGGTTTCAGGATTCAATTGGTATTGGTATTCTTTAAAATCAAATATTTTTTCAAGCTGTGCTCTTTGTGCTAGGGTTACACCACTAAGTCTTTTTTTAGGGTCGTCAGACTCTATAAGAGTCATTATTTCATCATAATCAGCAGATTTCTTTTTGTAAGTGTCTAAAAGTAATTGTGTACTATCTAACCTATTTGCTTTTTTACGGTTATACTCCTCAGCTGTCATTGCTCCTGATTGAAACATTCTTTTATCAGCAAGAGCTGCATTTTGGATTTGGGAACTTAGTTCTGACAATTGAGTGTTTAAAATATCACTCTGTGATTGCGGTTCGTTTTGAAACTTTTTTATTAAATCTCTATAATCAGCATCAGTGTCTTCACGTGCTTTTTGTCTTCTAGTTTGTAAATCATTTAATGATTTGGTAACCGTTGAGCTAATTTTATTCCAATCTATTGGAGTTGTTACGGCTAGTTTGGAATCGAATCCTATTTTTGTACCCATATTTTATTGTTTTGAAAATAGTCCTCTTAAACCTAAAAATCCACGTGGATTAACTTGTCTTTTTAAACCTTGTATAATTTGTTTTTGAGTATCAATAGGTAATTCAGTAAACAATTCATTAACAGTAGCATCCATCGTTACTCCATCTTTAACTTCAATATTTGTAAATTTATCTCTTGTTTCTTGACTTAAATCAGCATTATTTGCTATGTAGCTCTGTAAATTTTCCGCATCAACAGTTTCATTTTTTTGACCTCTTTCAACTAAGTTTTCAGCTCTCTCTAAATTTCTTACTTCAGCTGTTTTAGGATTATCACTTAATGCATCTATACCTGCACCTACAGTGCTGGCTAAACCTTGTATACCAGCGGTTAAAGAATTAGCAGCCATTGCTTCTGCTGATTGAGCCGCTGCTTGTTGACCTTGTATTTCTTTTAAATCTAAACCAACATTTAAACCCTGCAATCTAGCGTCTTCTTTTGCTTTCATAGCATCTATCTGAAACAACCTATTTTCTATTTGACTAGCTATTCTTTCAGTACCCTTATCAGATGCAAGTTGTACTTTTCCTGCTGTAGCAGCAACCCCTCTTTGGTCTCCTTCTGTGGCTGCTTTTAATATTGTAGCAGTAGTAACTTGAGCATCACGTCTTGCTTGCTCAAAAGCTTTTTTAGGTATAGTTAGACCTGCAAATTTATTTTCTTTTAATCTTTGTCTTGCTTTATTTAACGCTTCATCGGCATCCTTTTGTGCTGCTTTTGCTTTTTTATTTGCTTGAGCTGCCTGTGTAAAAGATGCCCCTGCACTAATCGCCCCAACCACTATACCTGTTACTGCTGCCATTATTTATTTAATTTTAAAATCATTTCACAATTGTAAGTATCCGCTTGTGTATACCCTAGTTCTTTATATATTTCAATCAAACTTTTATTTTTTATTAATGCATACCCAAAAATATTACCAGTAGATTTTGCTAATTTAGTTAAAGTAGAAACAAGAAGCGTTAATGCGTATTTACGCTTGTCTCTGTCTTTATAATTTTTATTTGATATTATCCAATCTACCCAAGCTACTTTAGAGTTTGTTAAATAAATAAATCCAGCACAAACGGGGGTTTTGTTGTCAAAAACTAAAAATCCTCCTGTACCATTTTCAGGTAAAAATTCTTTAGCTGGAGGATTCCATTTCCAATCTAACCACCACCCCTTTAAAACTTTATCATAATCTTCATCAGATAAAGGTCGAATGTCTAAATTCATTTAACTACAAAGATAATAATTTTAAGGATAGCTTTTCATTACCTCAGATTCCACAGCAAATAGCTCTGTAGCGGTGCTGTTTGTATTAGTAAGGGTGAATAGACAGTAATGACCTAAGAGACCATAAGACTCTGCCTCTTGGTTTTTTATGTATGCAATATACGCATCTTGAATAGGTATAGTGTTAGAGTTAGCTATACCTGTGTTTATAATTATATTATTTTCTCCTGTTGGTAAATCTCTATTTATACCAACAACTTGTCCTGCAAGTTGTATTATGTTGTAAGGTGATAAAGAAAAGTAAACCATATCCCCTATACTCAAATCACTACCTATATCTATAAGAGGGTCAGTAGAAAAATTAATTGTTGTTAGATTTCCTGCTGGACTTACAGATGTACTTCTTCCTATACCATTTGTAGAACGTAAAGAATACTCTTTTGAATCCGCTGGTAGTGACCCATTGCTTCTAACATAAGCAAACCAAGCTCCCTCTTTTTTCTCAAAATAACTTGCATCTATAGAATTGCCAGTTTGTATATCACTATCTAATGTGGCTGACCAAGAAGAATCAGATTCTAAGTTTAAAGTTTTAAATATTTTATTTTCTAATGGCTGCTGATTAAACACACTTGTAATCTGCGAGTTGTATTGTACATTGTAATAATTGTTTCTAACAGGATTAGTATTATGTCTATACAGCTCACCATTTTTAAAACTATAAAAATAATTATTCATACCTATCATGTAGTCGGGATAGTAAGAATAAAAAGAAGGCCATCCTTGTACACTATCACTATAAGTTAAAGTGTAGAGTAACGAGGGGTCAGCTTGTGGCGGTACTATAGGTGGAGCTATATTAGGGCAAGTAAAGTTATCAAAAACAAGATTGTTTTGGCCACCCATATATCCGTGATAGTAACACTCATAACTTATTAAACCATAGTCTCCTGTTACAGTTATTGTTACATCACCATAAAAATATTCATAAGTTTGTCCATCTAAACCTTGTTTTGAACCAATAGAATATTGACCAGTATATGAAAACTTGCTTGTTAAATTATGATTTTGAAAAGCAATAGGATGTTCTATAGGAACATTTGTCAAAACAAATATTCCAGTTCCAGAGCCATACACTCCGTAAGTTTCACCAAAGAAATAAGAGTTTACACCGTTTACCTCTTGAACAGTAACAGCGTTAGTTGTTTGTAGACAGTGTTGAGGTGTAGGCGCAACAGGCACAGGAGTAGGTGTTGGAACAGGCACAGGTGTCGGTACAGGAGTGGGTGATGGAGGTGCTATAGGCACAGGAGTATTACAATTTACTAATGTGTTTGTTATAGTTAAAGCAACACCCTCATGTGTAAAAGATTTAGCGCAAACAGTTTGTTGTCCACCATAAGGTTGATTGCTTGATACAGGGCTGCCTGAACAATCTATATATGTAAAGCTATCGTCATCTAAAGGATTGCTATTGTTTGATATTGTAAATTGAAAACAATCATTAGCACAATTAGAATTACCTTGGCAGTCAAATTTATCTGTTACAACACCTCCGTTTGCTAACAACAACAAACCAGTACCTTGACCCACCTCAACGTTAGGAGCTGGTAGAGCACTATAATATTGGTTGCTACCTTGAAATGGTGAGGTTAGCCCTGAATCGTTGTAAAAAGTAGCATTACCACATACAATGTCGCTATGATTTGCTACAGTAGCATAAACTAAAATATTACAATATGCACAGGAAGATGGTTTTACGTTTGAGCCGCTACCTTGTACAGTGTTTACCCGCCACCCATAAACTGGCCCTACAGGCGCAGGTGATGGTGGGTTTTCACACTCATTACAGTTGTTATACTCGACAAGGGGTGGACTTGCTTCTAAGCAATTTTGATAATTAGGTTGTAGCGCATAAGCGGTGTAGCAATGTCCATAAATAGAGTAAACTTTTCCAATATTTATTATGACACCCTGCCCAAAAGCATAGTCAAAATAAGGACTACCATTTCCAGGATTTAAAGTTCCATCACACCTCGTAAACGAGTAACAAGCCATACAAAATAATTTTATACAAATTTACAAATTAAATAACTAGGGTTATTTAAAGAAGAAATCCTGATATTTGTAAAGTATATTTATTTTTCATTCCCGCATTTGCTGATAAGTGCAGAGGTTTTGAGTCCCAAATAAAACCCTCTCCAGCTTTCCAATTATCAGATGTTTTCCATACACCATCTTCTTCTGATTTATATTGCAACATATGCCCCACTATCCAGTCTTCTAAGTATATATTAGCTCTTACCTTTAATCTTTTGTCGTTAGGAAACCTTTTTTTTATTTGGAAAAAAGTGTCACGGTGTAATGCAATTGTATTGCCTGGAGGTTGTAAAATACTGGATAAAGTAATTACCTCCATTTTAGTTTGTCTACCAAGCTCTTCAAAATCTACTTCTTTGTCAGTATACCACAATTGTTGTATAACAGTGTTTTCGGTAGTATATGTTTCACCTAGCCCGTACTCTTCATGAATATCTGTTAATTCTTTTGTTTGGTGTGTCAAACAACTACCTTTATGTATAGAGTAATCTTGCTTTGGTGGCAAAAATTGACTCCAATCAAAATTTAATTTTATTTTTTTTAACATGAGATTTTATTTAAAACAAAGATACAAACTTATTCAGCAGTCCAATGACTATGATATATTTTTTGCCAAGTATAATCTTCTTGATTCCAGGGTATTATATTTTTATCTAGTGGAGGATAATTAAAATTAATACCTTGTCTTGAAAAATCTTTTTTACCAGCAAAACCTCTCATACAATTAATAGCATCAGTAAATGTACTCCATTTAGTGCCTAAAAATATATCAGCTTCCGAAGGTATAATATGGTCTAGCGCTAAAGACTCATATTCATCTAACACAAAATCAAAAAATGTTTCTCTAAAAAAAACTTTATACTCGCTTTTCAGTGTGTCAAAATAACTTCTATCTTTTTCATCGGTTGCAATGTACAGTGGTTTTGATTTATCTAATCTACCCTCTAACATTTGTTTTAGGTCATTTAACAAAGATGAAGTGTCTTCTTTGTGAACTTGATTAAAATCTCCAGACCTAACATGTATAGCGTTAAAGTCGCCTAATTCTAAAAGTGCCTTGTTAGATAAACTATAATATTCCTTCCTAAATTTTATACCCCTACCTATCCTTTCTCTAATAGCATTTCTAATAAATTTATTAGGGCCATATACATGAAAGTAATAGTGTGCAAAAAGATTTCTTGGGAAATGAATGAACTTGTCTGGCACATCCAAATTGTATACTTTTCTGTCTCCACAGAAATCTCTAAAATCTTTAGAATTTTCAACCCTGTAAACTAAAACTTCTCCAGATGATGGGTCTTTATTGAAACCCCAATCGTTATATGGATAATCTTGAAACAAATAACATTTAGCAATTTTATCAATACCGTGAAAATAATGAACTTTATTACCCAACTTATTGTATTCAGGGACATCGAAAAAATCTATGCAATTAAATTCTTTGAAAAACAACTCTCTATCTAATATTCTCCAAGGGTCTAAAAAACTAGATTTATTTTCATGCCAACCAAAAAATAAACAGTAATGTTTGTAGGGCAAAACTAGTTTTCTGCCTGTCAAAATAGATATTGCTGCCGCAGTTTCATAAGACATTCTCTGATTATTCCATCCGCCCCACCAAGGGTCAAATGAAATATACTTGTCATGCATTATACTGGTAGTTTACAAATTTGTAATGAGTGTAAAAATTTCTATAATACTTTCCTTCAAATGGTTTTGTTCTTCCATGTTCACAAACAGCTGACTCATATAAAATCATTTCACCAGGCTCTGCATAAACTTCATACCATTTACCATCATGACCTTGTATTTCTAACGGCCAGTCTTCACCTAACTCTTTGTGTGCGCATCCACATCTTAAATCTTTGTCTACTATTAATATAGTAGATATATGATGCGTTGCTATTCTGTCTACATGTTTAATGAGAGTAGCTCCTTTTAAATAAGACCTAATACCATATATAAATGAAGGTTCTAGTTTTGTATTTGCCCATTCTTCATGGTAGGGTAAAAGCATACTATGTATCTGCTTTCTTATATTAGGGATGTGTTCAAAATTTAACAAAGTACTGCTTTCAGCATTTGGTATATTAGTTTCAATAACTGCTTTTTTATTATCAAAATTTTCCACTACTTCTTTATCTCTCAACATAGAGTAAGAATCTTGAATTAAACCCCACACATCTTGTGGTATTTTTGCTTTTGTAAACCCATTAGCTGTTAGCCTTGGTATTTCGTTTATATTTTTAAATATTTTTATTTCAGGAGGTGATTGTACTAAAGACACAGTATTTGTTTTTTTCTGAGCTTCGTGATGCTCATTTGCTTTTTTTGCATCTTCTCCTCCATTAAAATCGTTTTCTCTCCACCAACTGGTAATTATGTATTTATTACCAGCAATAACATCCATACCTTCATGTAAAACATTTTGTATACCTACTTTATTTTCATCCAAATTTCTCCACCAAACAGCCTTACCCTTCTCTGGTTTTACAGTTTGATTTAGCTTTGGGAAATTAGTGCCACCACCTTCAAAATTATCATTTAAATAAATCATAAAAGTATGAGTTCTGTTGCCAGAATGTAAGCAATGATTTATATATGAATCCCCTTGAAACCAATCTAAATGAGGTCTAAAATACTGACCAACTTGGTATTTTTGTCCTTGAAGTCCCTCTCCTTTTTTTATATCTAACTGTAAAGTTTTAGCTATTTTTTCACTTAAAGCTTTATGCAATAACATATGGTTATTAAAAGAGGATGTAGATGATGTTCTGCTTTTATCATCTCTTTTTGATATTTCGTTTCCAGACCCAGATACACATGAGGGTTGGTTTTGTTTATCTATTAATTGTATATATAAATCACACTCTTCATGTGTGAGAAAATTTGGTATTTCTTGAAACATTGTATTAAATTTAAATTTGACATGATTAACATAACTGTTGAGTATTAGTTACGCTTACTGCACTTCCTGGATTTAAAATTTGAGTTGCGCAGAATGATACTGGATAACCAGGCTGTACAGTAACGGATTGTGTAAAGCCATTACAATTATAATACCCAACAGTATTGTTTCCACCGCTACCGTTGTTAGTAGCAGTATATACATAACAAGGTGTTACAGGAGGATTCACAGGAGGGTTCACAGGAGGGTTCACAGGTGGCTGCACTGGTGGTTGTACTGGCGGTGCTACTGGTTGAACAGGCGGTGCTACTGGTTGTACTGGTGGCTGTACAGGTACAGGTTGTACAGGCACTGGTTGCGGTTGTACAGGTACAGGTTGTGGTTGTACAGGAGTCGGAGCTACAGGAGTAGGATTAACAGGTGTAACAACTGGAACAGGTGCGCTACATGATTGCGCTGCATATAAAACTCCACTTATTTGTTGCCTTACAATTGTGCCGTCTGAATACCATCCGTTTTGAGCCACTGTAGTCAAAGCAGCATCATCATATATTGTTGTAGCGCTTGCAAAGCTATTTGTATCGAAATAAAATGTACCTACTGTTGCCATAATTATTTATTTTTTATTAAGGACATGTGTTACCTGTATTAATAACTGTTATACCAGCTCCCCGAGACACAAAAGATATTGCACATACTTGCACGGTAGCACCATAACTACTAGCTTGAGTTGAAACCACATTGCCATTACAATCGTTATATGTATAGGAGTTATCATCAAGAGGATTGCCATCCCATGTTACGTTAAACAAGTAACAAGTTGTAGGAGGTGGTGCAACAGGTGTTACTGGTGTTACAGGCACTGGTTGTGGATTACACACTCCTGTAGTGTCTAAATTAGATATTGTTCCAGAATTTGTAAATCTAGCAATAGCTTGCCCTAAACCATAACCTTGATTAGGTTGTCTAAGACCCCAGTAATAATCATTACCTTGATATAAATTTGTTAAAGATGCGTCTGTATAAAACAATGTGCTGTTTATAAATACATCTGATAATGAAGCAGCTGTACTGTATAATAAAACACTTGCATCTGGACAAGAGGGTGGAGTAACCACTTCACCTATACTACTTCTTCTCCACGTGTAAACTGGTGTTACAGGAACAGGGGATACAGGGGTGGGTGAAGGTGAAAAAGTACATCCTGTACAAGCATCTGTCAAACTAACTGAAGAGTAACAAAGTTCTTGACCTGTAGATTCTCTATAATCCCAAATTAAATATAAATACTGCCCTCCAGTAGGCATAACAAAATCTGCCCTGTATTGAGTTGGATTACTATCTACAATTATTGGTATCGCATTAGTAGAAACGTTTAACAAGTTACTTATCTCACTAGATGTATTTCCGTAAAAAGTATTTGTCCTTATGTATTTTAACTTATTACTTGCTGTATTAAACACAAAAGTGTCAAAGTTTTGTTTTCTACTTATAATAGAAACATTCGCACCATCTCCAGGAATTACACCAGCTCCTTGTTGACCAGCCACTTGTGTAAACTGAGAGACTATAGGATTTACATTACTAGAAGAAAATTCCACTTGGTTAGAATGTAAAGGAGAGCTAAATGTACCATCAGTCCATCTATATTCATTTGTAATAAATTTACCTGCATCAGCATTACTAGTTACAGCCACGTTAAATATAGTGATGTTAGCTGGCACAGGACAACTTACTAAAACTTCTATTGTGTCTGCCGATGTGCTGTCTTGGCTAACAGATATATTAACCTGCGTGTCTAAAACAGAATTTTTATTAAATGTAAACGAACCACTACTATACACAGTTCCTGAAGTAAATTGTACACCACCATAAGTAGCTGTTATAACATATCCTGTGCCAGATAAAGGTATTTCAGTAACAATATCATCTGCGTTTAATTCGGTAACAGTATTAGAACTGCCTTGTGTTATAACATTATCATTCCCCTCAAAGGGTATGGTGTAAGTAACTGTTACAATACCTAAAAACTCTCCAAGCTCTACATTATATGTTACAGGAGTTGCAGGATTAACAGTTAAACTTTTAGATATGTCACATTCAATAGGGGTAGTATCAACTAGAGGTAATTGGATGTTTGAGTGTAATACATATTCATTCATATAAGGGTCAAATCCACCTAATTTTTGGGTTTCAAACGTTTCTATAAATAAGTCTCTAAACCAACTTCTCATGCCTGCTTCTGAGATTAGTTTTAATCTTTCATCTTGTGCAGCCATACCAACTAAATTAATTACAGCACCTCGTTTAGCATCTGTAAAATATTTATTTGAACCCCATACCACAAAACTTTCTGGATTATTACTTATACCATATTCTTCTATACGTGCTATTTGCGTACCTAACACTTCAGGCACACTGGCAACCGCACCACCACCAGTAGCATCTGTAAGTAAGTTTTTACCTGCAAAAACGTAAGATATTTTATCTTCTTGTAAAACAAGTATATCTGTTTTTCTGCCATGTAATATTTGCACAGGCCCAAACTCATCCTCTAATGGTTTAAAGTTTGATAAACCTAAATTAAACTCGTTAAGTTTATTTACGTTACTTTCATCATTATATACACCACTATATGTTAAATCCGCAAATCTGTGTACTTCTCTAAAATCAAAATTGTTTGTGGAGGTAACTCTTTCTCCTATATCTACGCTTTTGCCATTTATACTGTCTAATATTTTATAGCTTTCTACACCATTACCAAAAGAATAGCAATCGAAAAACTCTGTGTTTATGATTGCAGGTTGTGTGCTTGATTGATTTTGAACATTACCAAAATGATGACCATCAGAATTTATTTGAAAAGATAAATGATTCTCATACCATATATCTGGAGATGCGTCTTTGGGTTGTGTTTCAAAAACAATTAAAGAGTCTGAACGATTTATTTCTATGTCTACCGTGACCGAGCTCCTTCTTTTAGCACGTGAAGCTACCCCAGCACACCTTTGAGTTCCTGTGACTAAAAAGTATAACTGTTGATTGTTTGTATCTCTATAAAACCTGTAATAATTTGTATCTGTGGATGTAAGTATATCTACACTAGGAGAGTCTACATCAGGTTGTCCTGGTGCTTCCTTGTAAGGTTGAGTTGTATTTATTATATCAGCTGCGCTACCACCTACCTCTGTAATTGCATTTTGAACTATAACATCTCCTACATTATCGCCATAAAACCAATCACTCATGTTGTCATAGCTTTTATTCGCAAAAAGCTCTAAATCAACTCTGTTTATTCTTCTTTCACAAGTTCCATTACCTTTTCCAGGGCCTAGTCTTTGTTGCTCTATTTTCATTATAATTCTAGAACCAGCTGGAACTGAGTAGTCTAAATACTGCCCTGGGTTTGCTGGGTCTTCTAAATTCATAGGGTAAGCTAAAATAGGATAGTTGTAACCCTGATTTCGTGTTGCTGTTTTACTACCATGATTTATAATAGCGTTGTCATCTGTTTCTGTAGAAAAATTACTAGGATTTATTTTCATATAAGCACCCGCAGGTACATTTATATCTTGCCCGTTTGCGTCTTTTACTATTATAAAATTCCCTGCTTGGGTTTTTTTCTCCAATACCGTAGCTTCTACACATTTTAAAACAGGCCCATTAGCATCAGCTTTAACAAAAAACCTATCACCACTTTCTACTTTAGCAGCGTTTTCTCCTTCTAATAAAAAATATGTTGCATTACTACCTGGGTCTTTAAAATAAATGTTACTGTATATAGTGTCATAAGTATCTTCAGCTGGTTTCAAAACAAATTTATAAGATGTAGCCCAAGAGGGAGCAACTTGCTGTGGTGGTATAGTAACTTTAATTTGATTCTTATCTACACTGTTTTCACACGGTATTTGAACCGTGTTGCTTGGACTAACTAAAGCGGTTGAGCTTCTCAAAAATTCATCCATATATACAATACCTACCTCATAACCCCTGTTGCTATGTAAACTCTCTGCATTGCCAATTTTTTTGTATGTGGCTTCAGAAAAAGATATAGTGTAAAATTCTGTAGCGGTATTGGCTGTATCTACATATTGCATTGCAATAATATGCAAACCTATAGTGTCAGAATTAGGTGTAGCTACCACGCTAACAGATTGACCTGTTCCTGTAATACCACTTGCTGTTTTAGTATAAGTGCCTAGTGTTTGAGGTAATTGACAATTAATCTCATCTGTAAGGGTTTGACCATTACAGGCTGTAGCTACAGGTTGAATATTTGTGTTTGTTCCTACTTTTTCTAAAAAATCAGTGCTTGTACCTAACTCATAAACGTTATTAAAATTTTGAGGCAACACATAATCAAAATTTATATCTATTTCACTTGTTGTGGCAGCAGGAGTATTACCAGTAAATTGATAGTGCACTATTCTAAAATCCAAACTAAGAGATGCACCAGCTACTAATTCTACTGCTGCGCCTGAACTAGTAGAAAAATCTATGTAAACAATAGAACCTGGTATTTGAATAGATTGTGTTCCAATAGAATAGTTTCCAGGGCCTGTTGATGTAACTATCTCTGTGTTTTCTATTTCTAAACTTTCTAGGGTTGCCTGGAACTCTAATTTTAATTTTTGATTTAAGCTATCTTTTAAATCATAACCTTCAACGTAATTACCATAAACAAGCCTGTTGCCCATTATGGTTTGAGCTTTTGCTTTCAATGGCACATTATCATACAATCTTAATGTTTCAGATTCTGCGAGTAAGGTAAATATTTTTTGGTCGTCAAAAGTATATGTATAATCAGTATTGTTTTGATATCCTAAATCATCTTTATCTAGTTCTTCTATAACTTTAATTTGTGAATCATTGGATTCTTTAAACAAAAGTTCAATTTTTTTAACTAAAGAATCTCCACTATTGAATGTTATAATAGCTGCATTTAAAGTGTTTTGCATTCCATCATTCAAGTAACTATTATAACTAAATCTAAAGTTATCTGGTGTAAAAGCTGGTTTACTAAATTGCGAAGTGGCAGAATACTCTCCATTTTCATATTTATATCTATACGCAAAAGACACAATTCTCTCCTGTAAAAAATCATCAGTTTGACCTACAACAGTAAGCGTAGAAATAGTAGGTGCAGAACTAGGTGGAGCTTTAATTACTAAAAGTTCTCTAGAAGAAATACCATCTAAATAATTACTGTTTGGGTCAGTGTAAGATTTATTTATATCTATAAATCGTGGTGGATTTAGGTTGTCTGTAAAAAATATCAAATTATCTATTAAATCTACACCAGTTATTAAATGATATGGACTAAAATTTAAAGTGGTATTTAAATCGCCACCGTCATTTATACTTATAACATGATAATTAGTTGTAGCTTTTATAGTGTTGTAAGAAACAATTAAATCCAGTTTGCTTGTAGCACCTAATGTAAAAGAAGGGTCGTGAATAAACCAATATATAGTTTCATTAGCGCCATCTTCTATAGCTCCTATACACCTAGCATTATTACTTAAACTAGCTCCATTATATTGAATAGTAGTAAGAAGGGTGTTTCCTTTAGAGTTTTCAACAGAACCTATCTCCGTGTCTTCTGTAGAGCCCAGTCTTACATTAAGAGCATCTACATATTCGCCATTTGGTAAAAGCCTTTCATCAAGGGCTTTATTCATACGGCCACGAATAAAATTTCTTTGAATGTTTGCCATTTTATTTAATCCACTTATTCTCTCCTCGTAAGTTCATAACTATTCTACTTGGATGAATATTGCTCATTCTTATTTTTGCATTTCTTAATAACGCACTTTTTTTCTTTCTTGCTCTAGTTACAATATATTCTTGTACATTAAACTTGTTACTTAAAATAGCATAGTTTACATAAGCATATATGTAATCTTCAAACAATTTGTTTACTTGTATTTGAGAATCATCTCCCCCTTCCATACCGTCTGAAATATATTCTAGTATACAGTTTTCGTTTACCATTGTGGAATCAAAATTAATAACACCCGCTTTTTTATCTATTCTAAATGTAGGATTTATATTAGCGGTTTCTGTATTTAATCCATATCGAGCTCCAATAGTATAATCCGCATAAAAATTAGCTTGAGTATCTAATGGAACTTCATCATTCGGATTGTCTTTATTCAAATAAATACTTTTTTGTTGTCCATTTTTTCTTTGTGTGTCTAAAGTAGATTCATCTACTGTAGCATCATTGTCAGTAAAATTAGGTATACCAGTGTTTGGATAACTAGCATTGGGTTGCGTGTAAGATATTGCGCTGTTTACTTGAATGTTTTCTACCATAGGTCTTATATAACCATCTTTATAAAGTGATAATTTTACCCAGTTAACATAATCCGAAGGCAATATAAAAATTAAATCATCATACACGGTTAACTCTAAAGCTTTTATTTCTTTGAAAGCATCGTAATTTAATTCTTGTATACCTCTTTTAGTATGGAATAATATTTTATACCTCTCTTCATTATTAACCAAAGAATGGTTACCAGAATACATCAGTAGGTAATTATTAACAATATCTTCTAAACTTACATATTGATAAGAGCCCCAATTTTTATTAGTAGGAGATGCACCATCATTTGTATAATATTTTTTTTGATTTATATAACTCATGTTATTGGTCTTCTGTTTGTTCTTGTTTCTCTATAACTTGTCCAAATTGAACAGCTTGTACTTCTCTAATTGAAGCTCCTGAATATTGTAATATTCTAGCAACTAAATTATTCACATCATCTGGAGGTAATTCAAAATCTTGATAATCGGGTTGTGATTGGTCAAATATAGGTTCTCCTCCCGTAAGAGAAACATATGTCCATTTTGGGTCTTTTGGATATCTTATATACTGACAAACCACTCTACCTGTATCCTGTATTGTATCTGGATAAAGAGTTAGTAAATTACCTTCTAAAGTATAAGCTGGAAAAGTAATATTAGGTGTGGTAAGTAATGATTTATTTAACATTGTAATTTTGGTATGAGATACCTGCTCTGCTTCATTTGTTAAATCATTTTTTTTATAGATAGAATATTGTAAACTGGTTGTTGTTAGAGTGGCTGAATTGACTGTAAGTTGTGTTTCACTGTCAACACTTAAAACCACAAAATTTGAAACAACATTATTACTTACTATAATTGAAACTACATCTCCTTCTGCCACACCTTTTGTAATAAAAGTTTGGCTAGAATCAATAAGAGCTGTATTACCACCCCCAGTTGCAGATGTTATACCTGATGTTACAGTTTTTTTGTAAATCAAAATTTTATTTAAAAGATAATAATCTGAACCTGTAGTTGAAGAGGTCGGTACAATGTATGTGTTCAAACTACTTCTAGATAGACTAGCTGTTACAGAAAAAGAATCAATAACCTCTTCGATGTTTTTAACCATGTCAGCATACCCTTCTCCAGATACTCTTGCATTTTCTTTATTAATTTGACTATTATAAGACAAAAAATATTCATCAAAAATATCAAGTTGAGCTTGCTTTGCAAATAGATTAAAATCCGCAGGGGATATATAGCCATAATTATTTTTATTTAGTATAGCTAAAACGGTATTTCTAACAGCATTTATCATCTATAAGTTTTTTACAAAGATACGTAAAAAAAAAGAGGTCATTAATTTTGACCTCTTCTTGGATATTGTTTTTTAAATATCTGATTCTAAAACTTTTTCAAGTAGTTTTAATGATTCTATACCATCATCACTTTGTAAATAGGATGATACTATAAACATTGGGTCTTCGCCATATGGCACAGTCAACATTTTAGTTTTATTGGTTTTTAAATTGAACCACACTTCTTTTTTGTTTTTTCTAAATGATAACAAGCCTTTGTCAAAAAACAATTTTACTTGTGATTGTAGTTTTAACATAGGGTCATTGACCATTCTCATAAACTCACGAGGATTATTTCTAACAAAAACAAGTATATCTCTTCTTAACTCTGCTGTAGAAACACGAGAAGTATCAGCACCCAGTAGTACTCTAGCTATATTTTCTACTTGTGTTACATCTAGTTTTCTAGCTTCTATAAGAGCATCAACTTCACTGTTAAATTGGTTGACCTCAGCCGCTGCATCTTTTTCTTCATTTACTTCTACAAATTTTTTACCATTTAAAGGGTGGTAATACATAAACTCTTGAAGTATAGGGTTGTTTTTAGGAACTCTTAAAAATCCATCTTCAAACACAATAGGCTCCATAATAACATTTTCATCCTGTTCATCTTCAAATATAGATTTCTGATTTCTAGAATACCTTAAACTACGATTCACACCTTTCTCTTCATCAAAGTGTAACAATGGCATTCTTTTAGTGTGTCGTGTAGGCAGCAAGTAAGATAATGGGGCTGCGTCTCTGGTAAGTTTGTAGAGTTTATCTACAAATGTTTTTTTATTTTTTTTCATTAGATTAAATTTTATTAAGTTAAAAAAAAAGGGAGGCGGTTAAACCTCCCTTAGTAAATATTACTACTCTTGGAATAAGAAGAAGTTGTTAGCACCTAAAGTACAAACAGCTCTTTCTGACAAGAAGTTGACCTCCATTGCATCCAAATCTGAAGTTGCAGCGCCACCAGCAGAACCTGTTATCCAAGTCTTGTAACGTCTGTCTTCTGTTTCAGAAGCTCTGTATCTTACATGTAAGAATGGTCTTTTAGCATTTTTACCTAAAATCTGGTCGTATACTGTAGTTGAACCAGCTGGTACAAGAAGACCGTTAATTCTTCCTGAATTTGCTCCAGTTGGTAATCCACCACGCATAGTTGGGTCATTTAAGTATTTCCAGTCAGACTTATAAAAGTCATAACCTCTTCTAAATCCAGTGAAACCAAGGTTTAATGCCATGTCTTTATCATTGTCAAATAAACCATAAGATGTTCCATTAGCTCCGTAAGAGTTTTGTGCAGCTAACATATCATCAATATCAAAGCTAAAGTCTCTATCAACAAAAATTACATTTTCTTCGATAGCTCCTTGCTTATCTAATCTAGATATTACAGCATCAAAATCTGCTAAAGTGCCAGGATTTCCGCCACCCCAAACATTTCCTCTATTTTCTACTACATAGAATATACCTTCAGAACCTTTGTTACCAACGTCTCCAGTTACAGCAATTGCACCTGAATTAGCTTCTGCTGGTACTGCTTCTATCATTGCAGTTTCTAAGTAGTCATCAAATCTAAGTCTTGTTTCATGCTCAGACTTTAAATACCATAAGTATCCTGTAGCTCCATTTTCAGTTGTAACTTCAATCCAACCTATTTGTGCCATATCAGAACCACTAACTGAATATTTATCTTTTATAATAATTGGTGAATTTTGAAAGATGTTATCATCAGCTTCTAGCGAACCAGACATTCCGTTAGCACCTTTTTTAAATTCAGAACCATAAATAAATACTGTTCTAGTTAATCCTGTTCCACCAACTTGTCCACCTGCTTCGTAGTATGCAACATCAAATGTGCCAGCTGCTGTGTCAACAGAAGTGACAATTCCTTTGTTCATACCAGAACCAGCATTGTCAGATATTACTACAGTCTGTCCAACTCTGATAGCTATACTTCCTGAACCTGGCACTAATGTGTCACTTACAGTTATAGTAGCAGTGTCAGCAGCTGCATTAGCACCTGATGCACAGTTAGTGTATTTTATATGTAGTCTTCCTTGCTCTGCCCATTTGATAAGGTCAGAGTTAGAAGGCATTTCTGCGCCTACCATTCTTAAAAATCCAGCAATAGTTCTATTGCCGTATCTTTCGAACTCTTTTTCATAAGTATCAGGTAGATACTGATTTAAAAAGTCGAAGTTTGTTATATAATTCGTAACCAACGGAACTTGTTCCGAACTTGGTTGTAAAGCAAACCCTGGGGTTGCTTGAACTGCTCCAGCCATAATTTATAATTTTTTATTTTTTATTAATACTTTTAATTTTTAGGCCTCGCCCTTGTGTTTGGGAGAGTGACCTGACTTGGAATCCTCCTTTATTAGTTACTTCTGGTGCTTTGCGTTCAGTCATGTTTATATTTTTAGTTTTACGCATTACATCTTCCGTAGCTTCAGATTTACCTTGTTCATAAAAGAACTTGGCAAATTTGTCAGGATTCATCGCTATTGATAAAGCCTTGTGATAATCTGATGCATTTTTCAAATAACCTTTCTCATCTAAAAACTTGTTCATAAAGTTCATAGGTGTTGATTGGTTTTTTTTAATTACCTCAGCATCCCCTGGAGAATAAGTGATTTTTTTATCGTCAAGCACGAAATCAAAACCTTTGAAATCATTGTCAAATATCTCGTTAGTTTTTTTTGCAAACCAACTACTTTTCGACTCATTCTCTTTTTGTTGAGTTTTCACAGACTCTAAATATTGCCTATACTCTATTAACTCTTCATTTGCAGTAGGACTATCAACTGAACTTGACTCAAGTGGTTGTTTGTATTTTTCCTTTTGCTCATTAAAGTATTTTTTTGCTTTGGCAATAGTTCGTTTCTTTGATAGTTTTATTTTTCTAATAGCTGCTTCATCATCAATTTCAGAATCATAAGTATAATCCTCCATAAGAGCATTTATATCTTCATCATCTAAACCTTCACCTTCCGTAGCTTTTAGATAATTTCTAAGCAAAGAATTATCAGGCATGTCATCAAAATTTTGTTGTAAATGAACATAATCTTGTATACCTCTGCCTGTTTCCTGTTTGTATTTCAAGTAAGCGGCAACATCTTCAGGAAGAGGGTCTGCCTCTTTTCTTTCAGCTGTTAATTCATCAAGTGAATCTATTCGCTTACCATACCTTTTTTCAATATATGAAAGAACATTATTTTCATCTAACTCCTTTTCAGTTTCTTCTGGTGGAGTTTCATGTTTTATTTCATTTTCAGTTGATTCCTCAACTGTATCTTGTTTTTCCTCCTCAAAATTTATTTCTTTTTGTGGAGATTCTGTTTCTTGCTTTGGAGTTTCTTCTACATTTTCTTTAGAAGATTCCTTTTGCTCATGTTTGTCTAACAATTCCTGTTCGACTTGTTGTGTTGATTTTTCACCAGGGGATTCAACAGCCCTTACTTTTAATTCCATTAGATTAAATTTTTACAAAGTTAAATAAAAAAACAATGCTCTTTTTTTGCATTATCTCGGTTCAAATTCCGCTAAATCGAATCCATCTAAAGTATCTTCATTGGACTCAAAATTTTGAGGTGGTAAATTATTTTTACGTTGATTTATAAGTTGTGATTGTTGAGTGTTTTGTTGACTGATACGTTTTTTCTTTGCTTCTTCTCTAGAACCTTCTCTAAAAGACAATGCTTGTTCACTCATGTTTCTTAATTGTAGGTTGTAATTAAACTCTTGCTCCATTAGTTGAGCTTTAAGTTGAGCTTCGGCTTGTTGTTTTTCTATTTCAAAAGCTATTTCTGCTTGTTTAACTTGTATTTTGCCTTGTGTTTCAGCTTGCATTTTTTGCATTGCAACTTGAGCAGCCATTTCTTGTGATTGTATTTGGTTTTGGCTAATCATTGCTTGTTTTTGTAATTCTTGCTGCTGGTCTTGCTCTTGTTTAGATTTACGTTTTACCTTTAATAATTGGTTTGCAAGTTTTATATTTTTGATTTCACGTATATCTATAGCATCTTCTAAATTTATATCCTGCTTCGATAATGCCATTTGAATATTTTGCTCCAACATAGCTTTTTGCTCTTCATCTGGAGCTAACTCTATAAAGACACCAAAATCATATATGTAAAGTTCAGATATTTCACCTAATATACTAACATTGAATTTTCCAATTTTATTTATAAAGTCTTCTTTAAAATCTGAATATTCTAAGATGTCCGCAACTCTATATGTTATTGCTTCTGAAAGCCCTCTGTATATGTACAGACTTCCATCTAAAATATGTCTTGTCGCTGTATTAGAATTTAGAGCTGCTAATTTTTGAACCCCAACCAAAGAGTCAGGAGAAGGTGTGCTTCCATCACGTGCTTCATTTAAACCTGTAACTGCACGTATCATATCTAAATAATGGTTGTAATTAGCAATAAGCATTTGTGTTTTTGATGCCCCTGAATTAGAAGTTAACTGTTGAATAGGAACTCTACCTTGATTAAAATCACCTTCTTGAGTATAACTTCTACCAACTACACTACCAGTTTGAAAATATAATCTTAGCGCATCTTCTGGATTATATGCCGAACCTGTTCCTAAATCTACCTCATTAAGTCCATCAGCATCAATATAAACCCCATCAGGAACGGTTCGGGCTATAACTTGTTGAAGTTTTAAATGTGTTATTTGTATTAAATCAGCAAAAGGTATCATTCTCCTAACTAAAGATTCTATAACTCCTTTATACATTCTTGGTGCTACTGCTATGTAATTAGGTAATGCATGCTGAGAAGATGATTGAGGTCTTACCATATTTTTAGCAAGCTCCCATTTTAATATGATGTTTGTACCCATAACCATAATACCCTCATACCAAACATCAATTGTTTTTTCTAGTTTTTCAAACTTACCTTCTTCCATCATTTCTTCTGGAGGATTGAAACTATCATCTTTTTCAATAACCCTTGAACCACCACCTTCTAGCTTTCTTTTTTTATAAACCATTTTTTTAGTGGTTTTATAATTAAAGTACATTAAGGTGCAAGTGTCTCTGTAAAATATATCATTTTCGTAAAATTGGGCAACATTATAATAGTCGTACCAACTTTGGCTATATTTAGTTATTTCCTCTAAATCTGCATTGGTAAGTTTTGGGTCTATTTTTAAAAGTTCTACAACAGGTAAAGTTTTGATTTCACCCCAATAAAAACAATCTTTAAAATGTGGGTCTTCGGTATAACTATAAACCACATTTGCTGGGTCAACATAAGATATTTTAACACCAGCGCCAGGCAAAAACTCGTGCTTAGCAACCGACATACCTAGAACTGTACTGTCATAGTCTATTTGTTTTCTGATATCATCGTAATGATTTTCTTCAAAAACAGTATTGATTGCTTGCTCTTCTGCAATTTCAATAGCTGGTTTGTAGTTTAAATTCATGTATAAATTTAACTCCTCATCATTTTCTGGTAAATTATCAGGATTCATAGTAAAAGGATTGAACCCTGTTGTGTCTTGTACTACCGACAAAACATCTTTGGCAGCCATTTGGCCCTCTACCATGTCTTGATATTTACTTCTCTTTGATTGAGATAATGCATCTTGAGCAAAGGCTTTTACTTTAAACTCTCTATCTTGCATTCCGTTTACAACGATATCTACAAATTTTGGTAATATAGGAACTGGTGTCCAATCTAAATTTAAATAAGATAAATCACCATCTACAGCTAACTCATTTTTATACTTAGCAATAGATTGTTCCCCTCTAGCATATAATCTTAAACGGTGAAAATCTCTCCATTGATTATAATACCTACAATTATTTCCATCTTTTTTGAACCATTCGTACTGAATAGCTTGCCCTATTTGAAGTCCAAACTCATCTGTAGCTTTTTCTGCATCAGAAACAAATTGACTAGGGAAGCCAACAGATGATATATCTATAGTAACATCCTTCATTTATGTTAACAATTCACTTATTGTTCCTTTATTAGTATACCTTGCAAAGTTAAGCTTTATTTTTGATTCTTTTTTTTGCGGTAGATACATATGTTTTTGATTTGCCATAATAGCTAAACCTGAACTTATAGTAGCATCATATTGAGTTCTATTGCTTATGTCAAACTTAGCCCAATCTTCTAATGTCCTAGTAAACAACATAGAACCCATAGTATCGCTTTCTCTAAACTGACCTTCAAAATCTAATCCTACGTTTTTTTCTATATAGGATTCTATAGCTGCCGCATGAGACTGTTTAACATCCTCTGAAGAGTTTGGTATACCACCTAGCTCCTTTTCACTTTTAGATAATTTATTAAGATGTTTATCAGGTCTATTCATACAAAAACCTCTATAACCTCTATTTTTAAAATGATACAACAGTCTAGGTTTGTTGTTTTCTATAAGAATGGGCATGCTGTAAAAAACACAAGCCATCAAAACCTCTTCGAAAAATATTTCTGCCGTTTGAGGTCTAGCTATGTATTCTAAAAAAAACTCATTACTAGGTGCATCCTCCATGCTAAATTTTGTTAAACCATGTAAAGCACCATTTGAACCTCTTCCTCCAACAGTACCAGATATATCATATGAATCACACCCAAACGCACCAATATGTTCGTTCATTGGGAATTTACCATTTCTTCTATCAACAACTTTGTTTTGAAGTGATTTTGGAGGAATCCAGCTCACTTGAAACCTACCACTTTTATCAGGTCTAAATATAACCTTACTGTCTTTTATACCATTGTCCCAGTAAAAACTACCTCTAGTTATATGATGTTGCATTATCAAAGAATCGTTGTAGTCTATTTGTTGATATATTTTTGTTAAATTAAACAAAGAACCTTTACTTTCATCTCTAAACGCATGAGACTCGGAACGTGGAAACTGTCTGTAATATTCATTCAAAGCATCAGCGTCAGATTTTAATGATTCTACTTCAGCTTTCCAATAATCGACAGCCCCGTTGTATATCCACTCATTATCGACTCCTTTAACTTTGTCATCAGGTTTATTTAAAACTGGTTGACCGTATATGTCAATAAAACCTTCCATGTTCCATTCCATAGGTATAAATAAACTATATAAACCACTTTTTGTTTGACCATTAGCATTTCTAGACTTTACATTGGAATCTTCATATAGTTTTTTAAAGTTATTGCCACCTTTATCTAAAGCGTTTGAAGTTGAACCCATCAAACACTTTCCAATTATTTTACTACCTAATCGCAAACAAGTCTTGGTAACTCTCCAGTTATTTAAAATGTTATTTGGTTTTATCCATTTACCGCTTTCATCATGAACTAAGAGTAAAAGTTTTTCTCCATCATAGGAGTTGTCATCTGTATTTTTCCAATCTATTGTGGTGTCTAACCCTGTAAGTTCATCATCAAATATTTCGTGCATATTTTTTTTGGTAATTTTTGAAGCGGGAACTCTAAAGGCTAGCTCTGTTTTTGGTTTATCCATACCGTCTTGTATTGGTTTAAAAAAGAATGGTAGTCGGTTTGCTATTGGAACAACTTTGTCTGTAAACATTTTTTTTGAATCAGCTCCTGTTTTAGATAGTATTCCAACTCTAGAATCTTTAGCTAATGTTCCTGTATTGACACACTCTGATGAGCCCATAAATGAAAACCCAGACCTTCTTATTTTTAAATATATCATTCCAAAACTTCTGGTATCAGCTTTACATGCCTCCCAAAATATGTAAAATAACCTATTTGCTTCACGATAATCTGGGTATCCCACATCTATAGTAGACCATTGTAAATACATGTAATGAGCTCCTGTAATATATGTGGGTCTCCCATTATTCATAAACCAGTAGCCTAATTCTCTATTATCAAATTCTTCTTCTATATACCCCACCCATTTTTGCTTGAACAATGAAGGCATTTCGTTCCACTGAAATATAGATTGAATTTTACCTAAATCTCTAGGCAAATCTTTTCTTTGCCAATATTGTTCTTTTTTATTTACACTGCGTGCATAGCATTTTTTTGGTGTGGGTGGTAAAGCTATGATTAGATTAGATATTGAAATTATATCACCTATCTGCCCTGTTTTTGATATGTTGATAAATTCATATTTATTATTATACCCATACTCCCAAGTTTTAGCTTTATTTTTTCTACTTAAAACTGATGACGGAATATAACCTGATAGTTTTCTATAAATACTATTTTGACCTTCGTTCTGCAAATCCTTGTTTTGTTTCTATTTTATTATCTAAAACGCTATTTATGTTTTCTTCCTCAACATCTATTTTATTGAGTATATCAAACGCATCAAATATTGCTAGTTTTTTTGTAGCCGCTGCATTTTTTAATCTGTCAGCAGCTAGTTCATCCTCAGGGTCTGGTTTTATAATATCTTCTCTTGCTACTTTAATAAGCTGTTCAACAGCTTTTCTTCCAGCTTCAATTATTTTTTTCTTTAAATCTTCTGATTTCATTTTTGTAAAAATATTACTTGAATAAGTCTTGAATTATTATACTCACCAAAGTTGTCATATAAATTTCTAGAATGTAAAAGATAAGAATCAAAGACAACCATTCTATTAAATTTATAAAATAATTTACACATTGGAGTATTGTTTTCATAAAGGGTTGTACCAGCATCTTTAGGATAGATTTTATTTAAATATAACAAAAGCGTTTTGTCTCCCATCATTTCATCTGAATGAATATAATTAGGTTCTTTTTGTTTGTAAGGAGATTGTCTAATAAAATTGTAGTTTACTTTATAGTCAGGAAAATATGATTTCGCTATCTTTTCAAACTCATCATTTTCTCTCATTTGAATATTTTTAAATGTTTTATCTCCATCTTTAAAATCTTGAAAAGGATTTTTTAAAACTTCATCTACGTATTGATATGGGTTACTTAAAACGTTGTCAACCCAATTAACAAAATAATTCATAGTTTCACGGTTATATGATTATCAAACATTCTATATAATTTTTCACCATCCACAGTAAACTCATATTCAGATTCAGGTTTAAAACATATTTTATCTCCTTGTTTCAATCCTTTGTCTTTTAAATATTTGTTTAAATATTTTAATTCACCTATTAGGGGTTCTTCAGCAAAAGGTTTAAATATATAAGACTCTGTAGCTTTTATTGGTTTTACAAAACAATACTTATCATGAGCAAACCATTTGTTTTTTCTTTTATACAAAAAAAACTGGTCATTATCTACAAAAAAAAGGTCATCCATAAAATAACTTTTTCCACTTTTTTGATTTCCTTTCATGTCATTGTAAAATTTAAAAACATTATGATGAACCAACAAAATATCTCCAGCAACAATATCTCCTTTATAGTTTAAAGGTGTCGATACAACTACCGCCTCTCTATTAGAGGCTAAATGATTTTCTTCAGATGTGTTAGTTATAAAATCTACATTTTCTATTTCTTTACTGTTTGTATACCTTTTACCAAGTAGAGGTTTTACAATAAAATAAAAAGGCGACCTCATTAAAAGTTTATATTATATTCTAATGACACTGGCATCGTGTGGTTGTATTCTTTCCATAAAAATATTTCATGCCCCTTTTTAATCCAAATCTGTAGAGTATCTGAATCTTTATTGTGTTTTATTAAATGTATTGTATGCGAACCGCCTAGAATTTCTTGTCCTACAAAATAATGAATAGCTCCTGATTTATAATCAGGGCCAATAGAAAGTTTTCTTATATCCATTATATTAAATTAAATTATAACAAAGATACTAATAATTTAACGGCCTTGTCTTCTGTATTTTTTCTTGTACAGTTTTGAAGATTTTAAACGAGATGTTTTACTTTTAGCATGAACACCTGGTCTCTTTTTTTTGTTTTTACCACGATAAACAAAAGCTACACTTTTAGCCATTCTTGTTCATCATTTGTGTCTTGCTTTTTGAACCCATCGAGCTTCCAAAGTAATAACCTATGACTTGTGTAAAAGCTGCAACAACTGCTCCAAACCCCATATCAAATAATCTTTGCGATTCTTTAGGTATTTCCCAAAGCCCTATTGCTCCTGCAACTACCGCAACAAAAGATAAGGTTATACCCCACCCAACAGTTTTAAAAAGGATGTCATTTGAGCCTGCTTGTATTGCAGCCATCTCTCTTTGTCTTGCTGAAGCTCTATCTTGTACTTCCGCTTCATAAGCTTCGAGAATCATTTCTTGTGCTTTTATTTTGTCTTCAACTGGAGCATCTGCATTTTTGATAGAAGATATAACTTCTTCTACAGACATCTCACCTTGTATCAAAGACCCTAATGTTGGATTTACCAAACCTACTGCTCCTTTTAATATTTTACCTACTGTTGTTTGCCCGAACTTTTTCCTTGGTCTACTCATATTAAAATATATTTAGATTTACCATTTTGTTTTATAGCTTTTAGCAGCCTACCTCTGTTTCCATCTAGTGAATCAAAACTAACATGAACCCAAGCTGGGTTGTTGTCGTCACCAAACTCCCAAATCATTTGGTCAAAATTTAAATTATTTTTTATATAATGAAACATTTCTGCGTTTGTTTTATAACCAAATGTATCATCTATATCTATAGCTCTTCCTTCACAATGCTGTGAACGTTTACTGCCACCAATAGCTTTATTAAGTTTTGGACATCTATAAAAAGAATTTATTTTAATTGGGCCTCCTACCCATAAACGTAAAGGTTCAAATATATTGTGTGCTACCCCCGTCATATTAGTTAGTGATATACTATCAGGAGTGTTGTCTATATTTAATCTTAAAGCAGTGTTGGATTTTATAGCTTCTTTATACGAGATATGTTTACTTATTCTTTCCACTCAACATGTACCATTTCTGTATGGTATAGCCTATTGAAACAGCTAACAATATTATTTTTAAAATTACATCAATGTCTGTCATTGACAAACTAAATGTTGTTAAGTTCAGTCCGTAAATCTTCAAATCAGTTATGTCCATTTTTTGAATTGTAAATATAAACAATTTTTATTTCTCCTGCTGAAGTGTTGGTTTTGTATTTCATAATATAAATTTAAGCAATAGCTAAATACCAATAAGTTTGACCATTCATGTTTACTTGTTGTGATGCGTCTTGTCCTAGCTCTAAACCTGTAGATGCAAAATTAACCAAAGACCAATATCCATTTTGATATGTAGCTTGACTTTCAGTATTTTGTAAACTCATATATAAAAAATTATATATCTGACGGCTTGAACCTTGGTTATTAATTCTTTGGTTATCAAAAGTTACAGCGTGGTCACCATTTCTATTAAAGATAACAAAAGAAGGTTGAAATCCTGTAGTTATAGTTTTAACTACAGCATTAGTACCAGTTGCCCCACTTCCGTTCCCTGTATATGTTCCTGAATGGAAGTGTGTACCGTTTGCAAAACAATAAGCAGTATATGTAACATTGTTTGTATTATTATCACCACCAATAGCTGTATTAAGAGTAAATGTAGTATTACTTACAGAACACCAATTAGTAGAACTACCTCCAGCTGATGAGTTCATATATAAATAATTATCACCTAATCCAACATTAAAAATCAACCAATTACCAGTGGCAGAATTTGATTTAAATATTATTGTAGTAGGAGCAACTCCTAAACCGTGTGCTACTGTGCTTCCCGCTGTTCCTGTTGATGTGTAGTTTACAATAGAAAATCCTGTCAACGTGTTAGCTGATATTCTTTTAGCCGCCAGTGTTCCCGCTAGAGCTGTAGTAGAATCTTCGCCATTTATTTTTACACTACCTGCTGTAGGCACACTTCCTGCGCCAGCTGAATTTGTTGCTGTGGGTGCACCACCAGCCCTCAATGCCATTGCTCCATAATAACCACCATTTGTGTTCACATTACCACTAGAACCCATGGTAAAACCATTTGTTTCAAAAGCGGTTAATCCACTTGGGTCATCTACCATCGAATTATTTAAATTCCAATATTTTCTAGAATTAGATACACTAGTGCCAGGTGTGGCGGAAACACTATCATAAACTTGCCAATTAGATACAGTACTTCTAGACCGCATCCAAACCATGTCGGGTTGAAATTGTGTTCCTACATATCCTACATTCAAAGCACCTGTATTTGCTCCACCACCTATTGTACTTGTAGCAGATGTTCCATTAAAATTTCCTGATACGTCATTTGCATTGCCGTCAAACATATAAGTGGCTGTAGCAGTTTTTCCAGATGGAAAATTTAATGACGATGCGGTAGTAGCTGTTTCATCATTATATAAAGATAAAACTTCAGCAGGACTCAATACTGAATCATATATTCGTAATTGGTCTATACTTCCTTGCATAAAATATTGTGAATGAGCAGGTTCATTACCAATATAAAAAGTAGTTCCTGCACTTGTTCCTAAATTACTACCTGTTTTGGTGTCCTCTAAATTTCCATCTAAATATATTTTAGCTTCAGCGCTATGGTCCATAGTACAACAAATGTGATGCCATTGACCTGCTGTTAGTGCGCTTGTGTAAATTTGCACCAGTGTACCTCCGTCATGATATAATCTTACAATACCATTAGGCAGTACTACATTTATCATCAAACCCCCCGTTGCACCAGAATAATTATTAACCAGAGCTTGATTTGCACCAAGAGTTGTAGTATTAATCCAACCAGATATAGTATAATTTGATGTGCCAAAATTTAGAGGGTTGCTCGACAGTTGAATGTATTCAGTATTAGCACTAAAGTTAGCTGCTTGGTCAAATTTAGAGTTTAAAGTTCTAGTTGCTGCAATACCTTTATAAGTCATAACTTGCGCACCTTCTTTCGGAAGTAAAGTTGATAGTTCATCATCTATTTGAAACCAATTAGCACCATCATAATACTCAACTTTATTGTCATCAGTATTATATCTCCATTCTCCTGCAACTGCTGAAGATGGTCTTGTGCCTACGCCTCCACTAGGTAAACGTAATGCATCTGTTAAACTGTTTAAATCAAAAAGCTTCGGGTTTGTTATTTTTGTTAATGCCATAATTATACTGTATATGTTCCGCTATCTTTAAATATAAATATTCGAAAATTATTATTATCACTAGCCAAAAAACTTTCAACAGTTCCTGAACTAGCTGCTGTCCCTTTTGATGATTCCAGTACTCTTATGATGACAACACCTTTACCACCTGTTCCTCTGTTAGAAAGACCTGTAACTGAGTTATTACCACCACCAGCGCCTCCTCCAGAATAATCTATACCGTTATTTCCTGCAGTGGGAGAAGCACCTGAAGCTCCAGCTCCTCCTCCACCTTTTCCTCCTGCACCAGCAGCATATTGGGATGGTGTAGCTCCTCCGCCACCTCCACCAAAATACACATTGCCACCATCAACTAAAGAGGCTGAAATATAAGTTGTAACATCTGAAGTGCTCAAAATTGTAGAAATAATACCGTCTCCTCCACTTCCAGCGTATGGCCCTGGTGAGTTTGCAGCAGAAGTACCTGCTGTTCCTGCTCCTCCTCCACCTGCGCCTGTATAAGCACAACATGGATTTCCAACACCAGCTGTAGCACCTCCATTATTACCGTGTCCTGTTAAATTACCTTCATTTCCATTTTGATTGGTTTGAGTAGCTAGTCCTTGTCCTGATTGAGTGCTATTACCATAATAACCCCCACTACCACCACCAGAACCTCCACTAGGTGTGCTTCCTAAGGTGCTGTTATTTGCGCCTCCGCCTCCGCCTCCGTCTGCGGTGTATGTAGTCCCTCCACTAATCGCAAGCACTGTATCATCCCCACTAACACCTACTGTTGCATAGGTCTGAGAGACATTTCCAGAACCTCCATCACCTACCGTTATGGCAATCTGTGTACCTTTGTCAACTGTTAAGCTTCCTGTTAAAATACCTCCAGCTCCTCCACCTCCAGGCCCAGCAGCTGTTCCAATTCCACCGCCTCCGCCTGCCATCAGTACTTCAAAAGTTGCTTGAGGTGTAAGATTTACAAAATTCTTCCAATTTTGACCATTGAAGTGTTGCATCACACTTGTAGAAGTGGCTGACTCTTGAGAACTATCATTTCTTATCATCCCTTGAACAGCGTTTTCGCCACTAGGAAATGCTGTACCGCTAGGCATTTTTAATGCTTTTGTATTTCCTGTCGAATTTAAATCGACCATTTCCCCACGTACTTTATTCAGAGCCATGTTTATATTCTTTAATTTTCCAACTTATATTATTTTCATCCCAAACATACATAGATATTGGGTTTTCTGCATTTAAAGATTCTTCATCAGGACACTTTACAGGAGCATACCAACCTTCTGTTAATTCATTATTGTTAATATAATCACCATTCCATGATGGTTTTTTTGTATCGTGTATCCAACTTTTAAAAGGTTTATTAGGATAATCTACCCATTCTAAAGTTTTTTCATTCCAAACCGCTTCACCAGGTGGGGGTTCTGGAGCTTCCCAAGTACAAGTGTCCTCATTAAGAACCCAACTAGGATATGGTTGTTCTGAATAAAAAGCGTCTCTGACAGGGTCGTATAAATGTCCTATACCTGCGTAATTTTTTCTAAAAGGTGTACCTCCGTTTTTGTGTACTCCAGCTCTTGTGTTGTATGACGTTCTTTTAGAGTTCCCATATTCACTCTCCCAATATTCTGTATTATCATTTCCATCAAAATATTCATTTCCACTAGATGTATATTCATCGACTCCTGTTATAACATCTGTTACTCTACAAAGAGCATTTTTTATAGTTTCATTTAATGAATTAATTTCTTCATCTAAATCAGAAGTTCCTTCTAATTCTTTAGCATTTAAATTAGCCAAAGCTTCTTCTTGTGCTGGGACTAATGCTTTTTTTTCAACATCTATTTCTGCAAGTTTATCAGAAATATCTTCGAGTAGCTGCTCGTTTTTTTCCTCTGGATAATTGGGAGAAAGTTGTGATTGTAATTCATCCAATTCTGATTGTAATGTTTCAAGGGTAGGTGAGGTAAAAGTATTGTCGTAAATTTCCTTTAAATCTTCATACTCTTGTGAGGAGATATTATTTTCAATTATAACATTCCTTTCTTGGTCAGCCTCTAAAAGCCTAGCTCTTTCACTAACTGTAAACTCTGCATTTGATATTTTTGCGTAATGTGCCATATTAAGTAAATTTAACTATTCCATCACCAGATACAAAAACTGATACCGTGTCACTGCCTTCAGTAAAAGGTGAATTATTAGCTTGTTGTAAATTACCTGAAACAACCGTTAAGCTTACACCTGAGTATCTTAATATTACTACACCAGAGCCTCCATTACCACCAGTACCCGCATTACCCGTGCTACCAGCAGAACCTCCGCCTCCACCGCCTGTGCCATCTGTACCATTAACTCCATCAGGATAGGGGGGAGGATTTAAATTATAACCACCTTCTCCACCACCACCTTTACCTGGTGTTGAGTCATTTCCTTGTTCGTAACTACCAGAACCTCCACCGCCTGCATACCAAACTTCTGTTCCACCTATTTGTTGACCTACATTAGCTTGGAGTGGGCCAGCGTTTGTGTAACTTAATATAAGACTTTTTACTCCATCACCACCGTCTCCAGAGGTTGCTGCGTTACCACCAGCTTGTCCTACTGCTCCAGCGCCACCACCTCCACCACCAGATTGTGGATTTCCGTTATTCCCTTGGCCTCCAGCAAAACCTTGGTTTGGTTCTCCTGCACCAGGTGTACCTGTTGTACTTGTAAATCCAGCGCTACCTCCACCTGAGCCTCCTGCATTAGCATTAACAGTTCCATAATAAGAACCGCCACCACCGCCCTTAGAAATTATTTCTGCACCTACAGTTCCAAATTTAGAATCACCGCCATTTGTGCCATTTTGTGTGTAAATACCTCCTTGGCCTCCAGCACCAACTGTTACTGTAAGATTCGTGTTTGTAGAAGTAGTAAATGTTGTTTCTTTAGCTGCACCACCTCCAGAAGGAGGGTTTGATGAACCAGCGGCATCATATGAGGTACGTAAGCCTCCAGCCCCTCCGCCACCTGCTCGAAACCAGCCTCCGCCTCCGCCACCACCGCCTACAATTAAATAGTCGATACTAGTTTGTGGGTCTTCTTCTTTTAAGTTTCTCCAATCAGAACCGTTGTAAACCTCTACCCTATCTGAATCTGTGTTTTCTCTTAAATCACCTGAATTTGGTGAGCCTGGTCTTTGAGCTTCTGTTCCTTGAGCCCATGTTAATCCTCCGTTGTTGCCACTCAAGTCAATTACATCAGTAGTTACTTTGGTTTCTGCCATTGAGTGTTATTTTATGAGATTACTATTATCTGTATACCATTAGCTGCTGTAACAGGTGGGTTAAATGCGAATGTTAAATTATTTGATGAAACAGTCCAGTTGGCTGCGCCAGAAGAGTCTAAATAATTTTGCCAAACTCCACTTATACTAACTAAGCAGTTTTGTGCAGCTGTTGGAGTTGAGCTCAAAGCTAACGCCCCTAATGAGGAGCCTGTTCCTGTAAATTGATTTATTGACCCAAATCCACCACCACTGCTAGCAATTGTTATTTCTGTGCCTGAAGTTTGTGTTAAAGTTATTCCTGAACCTTCTGTTAGGTTTACAGTAGAATCACTTCCAGTTGCTGCGTCTAATTGTAATGGTACACTAGAGCCTGCTTTTGTTCCAGCGCCCAAGGTGTAAGTGTCTCCTGCCGCTGTGGAAGCAATAGTAAATCCATTACCTGCACCGTCCTCGGTTAAAGTTATATTACTACCTTTTGTTATAAGCACTGAGTCTGTTGTAGAATCCGAACCTGTTAATGTAACGTTTACGTTATCTCCACTTTGTGATGTAGATATACCGTATGTGGTGTTGGCAGACACCAATCCAATTGGTATTTGCACATTATCGGAAGCTTTATATCCTACTAAAAAATCAATGTCGCTTACCGTTGAGCCCGATGTAAATTGTGAAAATTTTACTGCCATTTTATTCTGTTATTAAATCTTCTATATTAAGTTCACTTACCATTTGAATGTTTAGTTCTGTTATTATTTCTTCACTACCTATTGGAGGTCTTTGTGGTTCTATGTTTGAACCAATAATATTTCCAATAATAATTGATAATCCACCTATCATAAACTAATACAAATTGTGATTACCATAATGCTAATATATTGGTAGCTGTTGTTCCAGTTGCAAATACTCTAACTACTTGTACAGGAATAAATGCTCCTGTGTTTATATTGCTAAATGTAACTTCATCACCACCAATTGTTTTTACTTTTAAATTTCCAGCGCCTCCAACAAATAATACACACCCGTTATTTTTCCCAGCTCCTGGGTCAGTAGACACACTTGGTATGTCAGCTGTATCGCTTGGTGTAACGGCTGCTGCTCTTCCTGCTTGTAATTTTTGATACGCCATATTTTATCTTTTATAAGGGAACATTCTATTTAAACTATCTCTTCTTTCTTCACAGCCACATGGTTTTCCAGTAATTTTAGATACTTTATCTACTACTGCTTTTATACCTGTAGCTGTGGTTAACTTATGAATGCTGTCACCTAATCCTATTGATTTTACCTTTTGCATGTGCAAATATTATTTTCACACGTGTTCATAGTAAAAGATAAAAACAAAAGAACTTTGTTCCAACTGCATTTTATATTTTCTAATATTTTTTTCATTATTTTAAATGATTATGAGTTTTATAGTGATAAACATGTCTGTAAGACATTCCATCATCACTACCGTAAGCATGACCATGTCTCTTTTTTTCCATAGCTTTACTTTCGTCTCTTCTATCTTTATAGCTTTGCGAATGAGCACCTTTATGCTTGTTGCCTAACGACTCATCTAATCTTGCGTTGTACCCTTGTTTCATAATTCTAAAATTTATATACAAATATACTAATATTTTCCTTGCCTATTTTTTGGTGAACTTTTTGTAGAACCACCTGGGCCTGACCATAATTTTTTACAAGCCCAATACCTAGCTGTAAATTTTGAACTAGCCGTACTACATTTATGTCTAGCTCGAAAAGATTTCCTAGCAGCAGCAGAATAATTGTGACCATATCCTTTTGCACCAAAGTGTATTAGCTTCTCTTTTCCACCCTGGCAAGCCTTCACCATTTTCTTTTTACCTGGTCTATCAGAAGCAACAACTTTGTTGCAGGACATTTTACTTTTATTTGCCATTATGCGCTTCTTACTGTTCTAGTGTTTCTTACAAATTGTTTACCACGTCTACCCGCAGCTTTTTTCTTTTTGGCTGTAGCAGCCAATGCTTTTTTGGATAATCTTCTAGCTTTAGCCAAAGGAAGACACCTGTCAGGATTTTTTTTATTTTTACTAGTACCACAAGGGCCTTTAATTTTACCATCTGTTCCAATCCTAACCCATTTTTGGTCTCGCCATTTTTTAAGCTCTCCCATATTTTTTCTTCCTTTTCAAAGCTTTGAAGTCAGCTCCAGTAATTTTATTATATGGTGGAGCTGCTTTAGCTATTTTTTTTTGCCTATTAGTTAGTTTACTCATTTCTTTTTAGATTTTAAATTTTTTAACATTTTGTCAATCTTTACAGCTTGACCTTTGTGCATAGCTGAAGCTTTTCTAAGCTGCGAAGCTATTTCTCTAAGTTTTTTTGCATCCATTTTATTTAGATTTTTTTGCGTAGTTAGGGTCTTTACAATATTTACTTGCGGCCATATTTGCATAAGCAGAAGGGTACTTGTCAAAAGTACGCTTGGCCCATGCAATGCCAGCGGGGCAAATTTTATTTCCTTTTTTTTTTCGTCTTTTAGTAGCCACCTGTTTCTGTTTTTTGTTTATCTGGGTTCATACTAATTTTTCCATTCATCAAATTAGCAAACTCTACTGCTTGAGGTCTGCCAACTGCATTATAGGGAAATTTTTTAGTTTTAGTTTTTCCGCTATCCATGCATTTATATGTTACTGTAGGCATAATTTATTTTTTTTTGTTATAGATTGTATCAAAAGCTGAAGCTCCTAGAAGGGTAAGTTTATCAATAATATCTTCTTGTATTTTAATAATCATAGCCTCTAGTTGGTCATTTCTTTTTTCCATTTGGTCACACAAAGATTGTAAAGATTGATTTTTCTTTTGTAGTTGTGCCACTTCATCTGGGTTTTTTCCAATGACTGCGTATATAACAACAGACAATGAGCCCACTATCATACCCGTTATAGATACGAAAATGTCTTTGTTGTCGGCTGGTATTTGGTGAAACGATAAAAACAGTAGTAATAATATTACAAGTAAAAAAACTCCTACTGCCCCTACGTAATGTCTTATATCCCTATTTCCGTTCATTATTTTCATTGTAAATATTAAATAAATATCTTTATGCAAATTTAATAAATAAAATTCAATGCAATCTGACTACCTGAAGTATTGGAGAGTAATAAGATATTTTATTCGTGCTAAATACAAATTAACCACAGCAGATATAGAAACATTGCTTTTTTTAAAGACTGAATCTTATTTTGGTAAAGATAAATTTTTAGAGTTCAGCAAACTTCTTAGTTGGGATAAATCTAGATTTGAAAGACTTCAAAGAGATGGTTGGATACAGGTTTTTAGAAAAAGAACAGGTAAATCGAAAACTTTGTATTGTTTGTCTTACAAAAGCAAACGTGTGATAAACTCTGTTTATAAAAAACTAAATGGGGAAGAAATACCTACTTCCCCAAGTCAAAATCCATTGTTCTTAAAAAACGTATCCTATACGGATAGAGTTTATAAAAACATGATTAAAGATATGAATAAATTTATAAAACAACAACGACATCATTCTGAGATATGATTGTATAAGCTTTACCTTCAATCAACATAGTATACCCAGCACGTTTATCGTAATAAATATTATCTCCTTCTTTTATAACATCGACATCAGTCCCTGGTTTTACCACTATCCCTTTTTTGTATCTTAATTGATTTGCGTCTTCTGAAGAAAGTAAAAGCCCAGATGATGTTTTTAT